TTTTCTTTCGTGGCCTTCGAGGGCCAGTAGGTTCTGGTAAGTCTGTATGTTGTTGCGTTGAGATATTCCGCAGAGCATTGCAGCAAAAGAAAACAGAAGATGGTATTCGTAAAAGCCGTTGGGCTATCATCCGTAATACTAATCCCCAGCTTAAAACAACAACTATAAAAACATGGCTTGACTGGTTTCCAGAAGATCAATGGGGTAGGTTTACTTGGTCTGTTCCTTATACGCATCATATTAAAAAAGGTGACATAGACCTTGAGGTTATCTTTTTGGCATTGGATAGGCCGGAAGATGTAAAGAAACTACTGTCATTAGAACTTACTGGCGTGTGGATTAATGAAGCACGCGAAGTTGGCAAGAGTATTATTGATGCAACCACTATGCGTGTTGGCAGATTCCCATCTATGAAAGATGGTGGCTGTACATGGACAGGTGTAATTGCAGATACAAATGCACCAGAAGAAGATCACTGGTGGCCTATCATGGCTGGCGAAGTTCCTGTGCCGGATCATGTACCAAAAGAAGAAGCTAAGATGCTGGTTAAGCCAGATAACTGGCAGTTCTTTACGCAGCCAGCCGGAATGTTAGAAGAAAAAGATCATGAAGGTAACGTAGATGGCTATGTTCCTAATAACAAAGCAGAGAACAAAGCCAACATGCGTACTGATTACTACCCTAATATTGTTAAGGGTAAGACAAAAAGCTGGATTGATGTTTATGTAATGAACAAATTAGGGAGTATTAAAGATGGCAAATCAGTCTATGCTATGTTTGTGTCTGATACCCACATTGCCAAGGAAGAGATTCCAGTGGCGGCAGGGGTTCCTGTGTATATTGGCGTTGACTTTGGCCTTACTCCTGCTGCGGTTATAGGGCAGAAAGTCCGTGGCAGATGGCTATTACTTCAAGAGCTTGTAGCTTTTGACATGGGCATTGTTAGATTTAGTGAAGTTATGCGGCAGGAAATATCATCTAGGTATGGTGATTGCGAAATTAATATCATTGGCGATCCGGCTGGCGACTTCCGCGCACAAACAGATGAAAGCACACCCTTTCAAATCATGCGTGGTGCTGGTTTAAATGCACGTCCTGCACAATCTAACGATGTATCTTTGCGTCTTGAATCTGTTAATGCACCTCTTACAAGAATGATAGAGGGGCAATCTGGTTTGCTTATTGATCCTAGATGCCGCACGTTAATTAAAGGTTTTGAAGGCGGATATCAATACAAACGTATGCAAGTATCTGGTGAAAGATTTGATGATAAGCCTGATAAAAATCACTTCTCACACATACATGATGCGTTGCAATATCTTATGATGGGTGCTGGTGAAGGCAGAAACATCTTGCGTAATGTTTCGGCAACTACTAAACCTTTTCAAGCAAAAACAGAGTTTGATGTGTTTAGCCGAAAACCTAAACAACGGCGGCAAGGCTTATGGTCAAGAATGTAATTGTGCGTTGCGTTGCAACAATGCATCAAGATATTAGATGATAAAGGAGTTTTTGCAATGTGTACTTCATCTATATTTAAACCTTTTGTAAAACTTGGAAGAGGTTTGCTTGGTATTTCAAAACCTAAAGCCCCTCCTGAATCTGAAGAAGCTGTTGCTGCTCGTGCAGAACGTAAAGCTATGATGGCTAAAGAAGAAGAATCTCAAAAGGAAGAGCGTCAAAAAAGATTGCAAGATCAGGTTAGGCGTAAAAAACGTGGCGGCTCTGGCAAGCGTTCATTAATTACAGGGCAAGGTGGCGGTATTGGCTACTTTGATGAGACATTATAATGGATGTATTAGCACGCCGTATGCTGGAACGGTTTAATAAAGCCAAAACAGATCGCGTTATGTTTGAAGGTTTGTTTGAAGAGTGCTTTGAATATGCTCTTCCTATGAGGCAAAGTTTCTTTCATGAAAGTCCGGGCCAACGGCGTGACGATAAAATTTTTGATGAGACTGCTGTAGTTGGCACACAGGAGTTTGCCTCTCGTTTGCAATCAGGTCTTGTGCCTAACTTTGCACGTTGGGCTGATTTTATTGCTGGCAGTGAAGTACCTAAAGAAGAAGAGGATGAAGTAAACAACAGTCTTGATGAGGTCACTGAATATGTTTTTGAGATTATCCAAAATTCAAACTTTGGGCAAGAAGTACATGAATCATTTATGGACTTGGCTGTTGGCACAGGCGTCCTTCTTGTTGAAGAAGGTGACGCAATTAATCCAGTACGCTTCAATGCTATTCCGCTACCGAGTGTTTACCTTGATACAGGTGCGGATGATAAAATTGACCATGTATATAGACAGCGTACGCTTAAATATTCAGACCTTCCGGTGGCGTATCCAAAAGCGGTTTTCCAAGAAAGAACAGCAAAAGCGATAGTCAGCCAACCAGATAGCAAAGTTAAGCTTGTCGAAATCGTTTGTCGTAATTATGAAAAGGTTAACGAAGATAAGTTTGATTTTTATGTAATCAATATTCCAGAAGAAGAAATGATTGCTCAAGAGCAGTTTACTGGTGTTGGTTCTAACCCTTATGTTTGTTTCCGTTGGTCTAAAGCCAGTGGTGAGATCTATGGTCGTGGGCCATTAATCAATGCGTTGTCTGCAATTAAAACAACTAACCTCACTATTGAGTTAGTTCTTGAAAACGCACAGATGGCTATCTCCGGCATCTATCAAATGGATGATGATGGCATCATTAATACTGATACAATCAATCTTGTTCCCGGCACTATCATTCCTAAAGCTATGGGATCACAAGGTCTACAGCCTATCAGAAACGCTGGTAACTTTGATGTAGCACAGATTGTGCTTGGTGATATGCGTAACAACATTAAGCGTGCGCTTTATAATGATATGCTTGGTGATCCTAATAAAACGCCAGCAAGTGCTACTGAAGTTGCAGAACGTATGGCTGATTTATCAAGACGTATTGGCTCTGCGTTTGGAAGATTGCAAGCAGAAATGGTGCAGCCTATCTTACAGAGGGTTGTATATATTTTAAAGAAACAAGGTCGCATTGAATTGCCTACAATTAATGGCCGTGAAGTAAAGGTTCGTTCTGTATCGCCGCTTGCACAAGCACAAGCTAATCAAGATATAGGTTCTATATCAAGATACCTACAGCTTGTAGGTGGTACATTCGGGCCAGAAATTCTTAACCTACTCGTCAGTTCAGAAGATGTTGCGGTGCATCTTGCCAAAAAGTTTGGCGTTCCTGATAACTTAGTACGCGATAAAGTTGATCGTGAACAGTTAATAGCAGCGGCACAACAAATGGCACAACAGCAGCAGCAACAACAGATGATGACGGAGCAGGATGTCTAGACAAATAGGTATTGATAATTTTCCTCGTTCAAAAGAAAACGATGAAAAAATTTCAAAAGATATCAGAGCAGCATTTCGCACACCCAATGGGCAGCAAGTGTTGAAGTATCTACGTTCAATTACAATAGAAGCAGTCACAGGGCCAGCCGCATCTGATGCCGAACTAAGGCATTTAGAAGGGCAGCGGTATTTAGTTGGCCTCATTGAGAGGCGTGTTAAACATGCAGAAAAGGTAGAGAAAAATGGAACAAGCAGATAATGTTGAAGTGGCTGTAGCTACAGAAGCACCTGTGTCCGATAGACCAGAATGGCTTCCTGAGAAATTTAAATCACCAGAAGATATGGCATCTTCATATTCTGAATTAGAATCTAAACTAGGACAGGGTGAAACAGCACTTAGAGAAAAGATTGTATCTGAATTAGAAACAGAAGCATATGCAAACAGGCCAGCAACTGCTGGTGATTATTCTATTCCAGAAACTGTTGATGAAGATTTAGCTACTGATAATGAGTTGTTTCAATGGTGGGCAAAGCATGCGCATGAAAATGGATACAGCCAAGAAGAGTTTGAGGATGGGATTAGCCAGTATGCTGCTGCACTTGAAGCAATGCAGCCTGACTTAGATGCAGAAAGGGCTGCGCTTGGTGACAATGCTGATGCTCGTATTGAAGCTGTAGATCTTTGGTCAAAGAAGTTTTTTCCAGAAGAATACAATGATGTGCTTATTCAAATGGGACAGAGTGCTAAAGGCATAGAAGCATTGGAATATATAATGGGCAACATGCAGCAACAATCAGTTTCTCCTGATGGGCAATCAGCCTCACGCGTATCAGAAGATGATTTAAAATCTATGATGCAAGACCCACGTTACTGGAACCCAGTTAAGAGGGAGCAAGGATTTGTTAAAAAAGTCGAGGAAGGCTTTTCCCAACTCTATAGGTAACGTATTCCATAAGGAAGAAGGCGTTGAAATA